GCCCATCCTGTCCATCGTGGCTTCGAAGTTAGAGGCATTAAGGGCCTTGCCTAATGCACTTAGGGCACCCTTAAGTTCCTTGAGGTCAGCACCATCGTAAACGACATTTATCTTGATTGTTGCTTCGTTGATAAGTCCTACAGCCACTATCGTTCACCACAAATAGAAAAAGGCCCAAATGAAACCACGCTTGTCACTGAGTAGATTGATGGCGAAAGTTTCACTTGGGCCTCCGTAAAGTTAGGATGTGTTAAAGGCATTGCGGTCGCCAGCCATGAAGGCATCAAAGAATGCCATCGTTCGGTGCGACTGGTCTAGTAAACCACCTTCGTCTGGTAGCACAGCAAATCCGGTGGTGAATGGGGCAATGACTTGAACAGTCCTGTCTTTACCTTTGTTCTGTTGGTAGACTACGACTTGTTGTTGTCTGCAAGATTGATATAAATCGTATAGATGCGCTAGTTCCCTTTCGTTTTGAAGGGTGTTCTTGACGTTGAACCCACTAGCGACGTTTTGCGATAGGTTCCTCGCTTTTGGTTAACTCCTGCTCAGTTGGAGACTGTACATTGAAGTGTTCCATGAGCGCAGCATCTATGATGGTTGCAGACTCTCTAGTCAGTTCTAGGTAGTTATCCTCCGTTACTGGGACTGGGTTGCCATTCTCATCCTTGACGGACCAGTCAACGACAAAGGCAGAAAAGACTGCCGTTGTGAAGTTGTCGGTGTCGCTTGGCGTCATATTCTGACCATCCCCGAAATTGGAGGGGAGAGCCTGTAGCAACTTGCTGAATTGCCTCTTTGAGATGTCTGGTCTGACATCTAGCCAGTCTTCGTCACCTAGTGTGAGTCTCTTTACGTCCTTGTTGATTAGCCTTAGTGCCATTTTATTTCTCCTGTCAGTCAGGTTAGTAGGGGAGAGGTTTCCCCCTCCCCCAGTTCTCTATAGAGATTATACGCTCGTGCTTTCGTTGTTGACCAACTTGATTGTGAAGATATCCGCAGCAGCGGGCTTCAAAATCGTGGCCTCAACAGCCTGCTCGATGAAACTACCAGCCTGTAGCGGAGCATTTACCATGTTCCACCTGACTCTAGGTAGAGTGATTTCTAGTGTTTCCTTGGACGTTCCAAGCGACGCGCCTTCCATGTGCAGGATGACTTCGAATTCTGTTTCCGCTAGGAACAGGTCGTAGTCTGCCGTGTCTTGGAAGTCCATCGTTGCTGAAAGGCCAACGTCGCGCATTCCGAATGCTGAACGGTAGTAACTTCTCGTCTTGCGTAGGGTTCCGACTCTCTCGATGTTGTTGCCCAATGAGAATGAGAAATTCTTGATGTTCGCAGCCCAAGCACCATTAACCTTGACGGATGCCCCGTTGAAGTGGAACGGAAGAGATGTGGCGTAAGACTCAGATGTCGTAGCGCCCTGCTTCTGCCTCGTTGTTCCCTCAAGTCCCCAAGATGCTGTAACGATTTCACCGAATGCTGCGCTGATTTCTAGGGTGTTGACCCTGAGTCCACCGTACCTCATGATGAGGATATCGGCAGCGGATGATTCGAATGAGAACGTCATAGACTCAGTAGAGCCCGGTGTGAACGTGGTCAAGTAGCCACCACCAGAGTATGCGCTTGTAGCAAGGGCACCATTGGCACCCGGTGTAGCACATGCGCTCTTTAGTAGCGGTCGGATTCCGTTAGGCGGAAGTTCCATTTCCATCGTTCCAGAAACAGCGTAAGGCGAAACCATAGCAATGCTTCGGTCGCGGCTTCCCCTGATTTGGTCTGGAGTGATGTAGTCATTCGTGCTGTCGAAACTGAACGAAGTGACTGGCAGGAAGATAGTTGGAGATGCTAGGTCGCCCTCGACTGTTTCGACGGCGTATCCCACGTAGCCAACATTAGATAGGCTATTTACCATTGTGTGTTATTCCTCGTGTTGGTACTGCCTTTCGACAGAAATATTAGTTACTGCCACCCTTACGAATGTTTGGTCACGTAGGTCTGGAACGTAACTTGTTGATAGGACGACTACGTTTCTAACGCCAGCAAGTCCATCAAGATTCCTTTTGCTCAATCTCCTTAACCTCTCCCTTAAGAGAGTGCTAGACTGCACTAACTGCCTAACACCAGCGGCTTCAGAAACCGTATAATCAAAATAGTCAGCAGCATTGATGACAATGCCTATCGCAATCTCTAGCCTTCTGACATCATAGCCAGCCCTTCCCAACGTGTCGGATACTGGGCTTTCACTTAGTGGAGATACGAATATGTACGGATATTCAGCGACTACGACTAATCCGGGGTCTTCGAACTTGACATCTGTCTGTATGTCCATGACTTGCACGAACTCATCAGTCGCCTTCAGTTCTTCTATCTCGCTGATTATCTTATCCATCACCTGTTCCATTAGACTTGCACCTTTCCTCTCTGGGTATTCGCATTCGGATTAATCATGAATGTTCTTCCGGTGTGCCTAGCAGAGCGAGATGAACTTGCCCAATGAGACATCACGCCATCGACATATGCATCTACCATCTTTGGTAGGCTGCGCTGAGGGATGTAGAAGAACGGCCTAGCGGGAAGGAAGAATTCCTTCTGTGACGCTACGTCGCTCATCTTTCCGCCAGAATGGTTCAGGGACTTTGGGCCAGTAAGCCTAGCGGAAAAGAATCCTCTTCCGATGCTAGCGGCCATGGTAGTACCCTTGCCATCGCTTGGTTGATAGTTCGCTCCGATTCTCCACTGAGCGAATACATCTGACGACATGAACTTAAGCCTTCCGCTCTGCTGGAGTATAGGGTGAGCCCGTGGGTATCCGCGAGTCTCCCTTAAGTCCTGAGTCATCATCGTGAGTGATTGCCATTTCCTGTTTCCGTAAGAGCCTTCACCCTTGAAGTTTGCCTGCAAGTCTGCGCCAAGAATCCTGACCGCACGAACCATCGGCTCTTGTTCATATACTGAATTGTCTAACTGGTTCACCCAGACTGCGAGCCTTAGGGCTTGAGTGACATCAGCCGTGAACGTAAGTAGTGGTATCGGCATTAGCCTATCCTTCTGCGTTTATATGCGTCAAGTAATTCGACTATCTGGTCGTCTAGGTCAGCGATGAGTTCTGTCTCAGTGAAATTCTGACCACCACGGAATAGGGGCTGTAGCATCTTGACTGTTTGTAGTGCAGTGGCGTGCTTAACTGGACCGGGGATGCTGGGATATCCGGCATCATAGTCAACAATCCAATACCTTGAGTCGAACGTATACCGACCTTGATTCAGCCACTCTATGATTCCAGCCTCATGCTCAATCCAGAATTCCTCCACGCCAAATGTCGTGGATGTCTGGGCTGCATTTGACAAGTATGCCGTGACATAGTTAACGGCTATCACTGGGTAATTCTTGAGTATCAATCTATTCCTATACTTACCACGTATCCTATCGACATAGTTTCCGGTGGCTAGCCTTCTGTCCATCCAGTCCTCTAGATGCTCAGACGCATACCCGATGACGATAGCCAGTTGGTCATCGCCAACCTTAGCCCATTGCTGCGCCGTGACTGGCAGTGGATATGACTTAAGTTCTGCTGGAGTTATATACCCTGCCATTTAGTACCTCGTTCGCCATCGTGGCGGCGACTTCTTAGACCGCTTGCGACCAAGCATCGTTCTCCTATTCCTGACCATCGACAGTTTCGCTTTGCCCCTCAATGAGATGATGGACCGTCTTTGCGCTATCCGAAACATCATCCGTTCGAACACTGACTTCTTCTTCGCTCGCGGACGACTCGACTTGATTTTCTGCTTCCGGCGTGGGACCGCTTGCTTCATAGGCATCGATGGCACTCTCCAGATTCTTTACTAAGTCATTTTCGAATGGTTCCCAAGTGAAGTCTTGCGCTCTCTTCAATCCGGCCTGCGCCATCCTTGCAAGTTCCTTTGGGTTCCTCTTGAGTTTGAGTATCATCTCTGCCATGCGGTCAACATCGACGTTGCCGTAGACGGTCCCAGACTTATGTACTTCCCAGTCCCTGACCGGGATACCCCTTCCGGCAGGAGAAGCGACTTCCCATCCGGCTGCATACTTCGTGACCATGACAGGAAGGCCACATGCCATGGCCTCTGCTATCGGTAGACCAAAGCCCTCGACCTGACTTGGGAGGACGAATAGGTCTGATGCGTTATACATCTCAACGAGTCCCGGCATCTCATAATTATCTGAGCGCACTGGTACTGATGAATTGAATTTCGCCATCATCGGATGAAAGAATACATCATCATGCACGCCGTACATCTTCGCAATCTCCATCAGGTTCCATCCCTCTAGCCAGTAATTCTGGAAGGGTACGGTATGAAGATACAGAAGCATGTCTTTCTGCTTGAAGACGAACTTGAGTTTAGCGAATGCCTCGATGAGTCGAGGAAGTTGCTTGCGCCTGACGTTCGTGGATACACAGGTGATGACGAACTTATCTTCCCAGTGCATCTTCTTTCTTACGTCGTCGCGGATGCCGGTGACGTTGAATATCTCGTGGTCAACGCCGTGGTAATACCAAGGGATGTCACGATTCAATTCACGCTTGACGACATCTGCTCCGTACTTGCTGACGGTAGCGGCTGGTAACGTCGTGAGGACATTGCGCCAATCCCTATTGGAAATCGGCTCTCCCTCTATCGGTGTGTAGATGAACGCTGGCATATCCGGCGTACCGTATGCCATCGCAGTGACGCTACCGGGGTCTGCCGTCATGTAGATGATATCAGGCTTGAAATCTTCTACTGAAGGTGTTATGATATTGATACCAAGCACGTCGTTCGATAGCGTTGGTATGTAGTGCTTGATGCCCATATCATCCTTAGGCATCTCTTTTGTCAGCCCTGCGACTGACGCTATCTCGTGACCCTCAGACTGTAGCCGCTTGACTACTCTTGCGTTGACTCGTCCGAACCCTGTTGATAGTGTCGGGCTGTCGCCCACTAGCATTACCTTCACTGCCTTCCTCCGCGCTCTTGGCTGTCTGTTCCTCTATGTATAGGTCTAGTTCTTGGAATGATGCGAGCCGCCTGCCATCAGGGGTATCTCGATACCCACGAAACAGAGCGGCCCGCAGTTGATTGACCTGTTCAACGGGAAGAGTCAGCAGTCCATCTCGCGCAATAGCGTGTCCATCATAGAAATATTCATACCTTAGAGGTACTGTATGGAGCATGTGCTTGAGTGTGACTGTCGTTTCCATTAGAAGAACTTCTCTCCCGTCAACTTGGACGCCTCGATAAGAGTCAATCCATCGACATATGGTGAAGCGACTACATAGTCGGAAGTGTATGGGCCACCGTGAGTGAACAAGGTTCCAGCATCCAACTTCGTCCTAACCTGTGCTTCCATATATGTTGCGTTTACTGGGGTGACGACATTTCCGCCAGTGTAGACCTTGCCCGTAATACGGTCGCCCGGTACTTCCTGTCCGTTCATCGTAGAGAATTGTGCATTCGTCTTCGCTGTCTTCTGGGAGTCATCGAGTGCCATACGTTCGTTTTGGTCTGTCTGTACAGCCATGCCAGTAGCACCTTCAGTGTACTTGGTGTGCTGTGCTGCTAGTTGTTCTACAACCTCAGCCTCTGTTAGAGTTGCCATTGTTCTACCTCAAGGTCGGGTGCTAGCGGTGAAACTAGCACCCATGCCCTTACTATTATACGATTCCAGATGCTAGGGTGAAGTTCTTCAATAGTGAAGCCGCACCTTCCAACTTGAATCCGAAGTATCCCTTGATGAAGTAGTCAACGGAGTCCTTGGTCTTAGCCAACTCTTCGTAGGTCCAATCCTTGTGAACAAGGAGGGTCGCACGGTTGTTGTCAAAGAATAGGATTTGGTTATTGCTGTTGGCCCAGTGATTGTCAACAACGAACGGAAGTCCGTCGTAAGACATGACACGGAAGCCAGCCTGAATCTCCATAGGAGCCATAAACCTTTGCTGTGCCTGTAGGAGAGAGTTAATCATCCTTAGGACAGGGCGGGTCGTAACAGCCATTGTTGCGCCGGGGCCAACAACGCCGGTTCCACTGGATTCAGCAGCCATATCGATTGCCTTGTCGAGCATCAATAGGGTTAGGTATGCCCCGCCAGCATTGAGTACCTGTCCCGGTCCACCGGCTTCGGTGTATAGGGAAGAGTCAGTCTCAATCTGGTTGAGGATACCTTGGATGTTGTTCGCATTACCAGTAGCAGAGATGATGTCAGTTGACAACTGCTCTACGATGGCTTGCTGGTGGTCTTCGATGTCCTGACCAAGAGCATCAAACACGGAGCCTGCTGCCTCAATCATCGGACCTGTGACTTCACCACGGGTGTATAGGTATGAAACACTCTTGCTGATTTGTGCATACTCACCGTGAGTAGCAGCAGGGAGTGGTCCACCGTCTATGCTCCATACAGCCGTTGGCAAAGAAATCTTCTGCTTAATGAAGTATGTCTGTGATGCCCATGGCCTCTTCGATACTGCGTTGTACATGGTCGGAGACTTCGAAGCGAAATCCCTGATTGCTCCATCAACAACTTCAGGTAGAAGATATGCAGCAGCGGTGGAGGAAAGGTCTAAAGCCTTACGAATTTCCACGTATTGTTACCTCAGTTTATAATCTATCGAGTTCGTTGTGCCTTGCGGCCAAACCAACCCTTAATGCTTGACGTGGGTCGGAGCGAATGCTCTCTAGGATTTCCTCGTCGCGCTCGTTTTCACTCTTCATCAGAACACCCGGAAGTTGGACCTCAGGGATACGCTCTGCGAGTGCTTCTAGTTTAGCCGAGAATTCGGCAGTTGCTTCTGCGACTGCTGACTTCACCAACTCCGCATAGTCAGTGGCCGTCGCCTCTGACTCACTCTTGGAGATGTCTGTGCTGTCTTCAACTGAGGTTTCAGTTTCGCTAGTCTGCTCTGGCGTGCTTACTGCTTCCGCTACTGCGGTCTTGATAAGCGTAACGAAATCATCATTTGCCATGAGGCTCTTGACGAGTTCGTCTGATGGCGATGGAGCAGCCTGTACCGTATCATTCTCCGGTGCCGAGGATTCCGCTACCCCTGCTGCTACATCTGTGATGACTTCATTAGTTTCCATTATCTCTCCTACCGGCTCAGACTGGAGGGAATCTCCGTCTATAGCCTTTTGCAGAACAGTACCAAATGTTTGGTCTGATACTGGTCTTGTTGTGACGCTTATCTCCTTCGCGTAAACGCCGGGATGACGCCTTATCCTACCGCCACTGGTTTCAGTGTCATAGTAGAAACCAAGAGATGAGCCCCTTATCGAAAGCCCATACTTCTTTTTCTTTGATAGTTTCTTCCATAGATACTGGGCGGCAGGATTGTCCTCGTCCAGTCTTGCTTCTATAGAGAGGTCGTAATTGGGTAGCACGGTTGCCTTGTAAACAAGTCCGATATCTTCAGTGATATCGTCAACCCTGTGCTGATTCCTGAGAGGGATGGGGTCATTATTGATTTGGTCGGCAAGCATCTGGATGGCCTTAGGTGTTAAGGCGTCCTTTTCCTTGTCTACTCCGATTCCGGTGGCGACACCAGTGATGTACCAACCGTCCTCCATTTCATGCTCACTCTTCTCAAGAGGTATGATAAGTTTGAAATCTACATTATTGCTCATTCTGACTTACATCCGTAGCCTTCCTCTTAGAGAGTGGCTGTCTTACTTCTGCCTTAGGTGGAGCCTGCCCCGAAGAGCCGACACCGCCGTCAGATTGGACTGGCATCCCAGTTTCGGCCTGAGCCTCAGCCATAGCGGTGAAGTTCCTGACGAATATGATACCAGTTGGGGTCATGACGAAACACTCATCCCCACCCTCGATAGGTGCAAGGCCAAGCCTTTCTCGCTGGTTGTTGATTGACTCACGACCAGACTTGAGATTCTTGTCATCAACGTCTGCTTGTTCCTGAGTGCGTCTTGGGTCGCGGTCGTTGTGGTCGAAGATGACATCTGACCAACCGAAGATATCCAAGATGAGTTTGTTATTAATCTCTTCCTCAAGTACGACCTGTCGCGGCCATACTGATTCAGACTGGAACGAGTCATCGACTGACCTTGATACGGAACGGTTGGAGTTCTCGTGGACGCCAAGTTCTCAAGGTCAACCTCAAGGCACATGGCAATCTCTTGCCTGAGCAGCATCCTGCCCTGCAAGAATTCCATCTCCGCTGGAGTAGATACACTCTTCTCTACGTCTACGTCACCCTCGATTAAGAGCGGACGGTGCGCGTTCTGTGGGCCTGTGTAGTTCTCTTCAATCCACTGCCTATTCCTCTCAGCCTGCCCCTCGTTCGCCGTCTTGACGATGAAGATTGTGCCTGTCTGTGCAGAGTTCTTGAAGAAGGACTCGTTGTATTCCATCGCAAATATGTCTTGTGCGACGGCTCGCTGCAATGGATGCAGTGGTGATATTCCTTGGACATCGTTCTCCGGGTCGTCCAACTTGAAATGCAAGATGATTTCGTCGTCGTATGTCGTAGCAAGTTCTGTCCCAGTGGTTGGACCGTACTTCCACCTGACGACCATGCCGCCCCTCACTACTGGGGTCATGTATCTTGGATTAAGTCGCATCGCCTTCATCGGCGTGCGCGTTTCTGAAACACTCCTGACGATGAGCCAGAACGACTCACCATAGATATCCAAGTCTTTGTATGTCAACCTGATGAGTTGCTGTGCGCTTGAGCGCCGAAAGAACCTCTCAAGTATCCTAACCTTTCTGTCGTTTATCTCTGTCGCTGGCGTAACAGGCTTGAACCTGAATCCACCGGCTGATGCATACTGAGCCTTCTTATCGATGGCCGCTCTGACGACAGGGTGCTGGCGGTACATCTCATAATAGATAGCCGCCTGCTGCCTCTTGTCTGGCATCGGTATATCACCGATGATGCTTTCTCCACCAAGTAGCGCCCATCTGGACGTACCACCCGGTGGCGGAAGAGAGACTTGAGCCTTTTCCAGTTCTACTGAATCTTTAATGGACATCTTCGTCCCTCTTGAAACTAAAGTTCATCTTAACGCCACTACCGCTGCTGGTGTCTAGCGTTATCGACCAACTAGCGCGACCGATATTCGTATCGCCACACCTACCACTCATGACTGCCTTGCGGACTTCCTTGAGTGCGGTCTTGGATACTGGTGTCAATTCTGTCTTTGTGACAAGTCTGTCTAGGTCGCGTATCGTCATGTTATAAAGGCCACTTCACCGTGATGCCGCATCCCCTGCATGGACCCCAGACCATTCCGCCTTTATAGGAACGATACAGGTCGCGGTTCTTTATCGTGAGTATCGGCTCAGACGCAAACCTAGCATCTTCATCCACCTCATCGATATTGACTTCCTTGCCGAACAACGTGCCACATTGAGGACACTTGATATCTTTTTGCATGTTAAATCCCTCGCAGGGCTTTAGCCTCGTCACCAGATGCACACCATTCCTCAGCGAACCTTTCCCAGAGCGGCTTTGCCATTGCGTAACGCAACTGGAATGGGTACTGCTTGACGATGACATTGATATAGTCGATAGCATGTTGTGCAGTGACATTCGGCAAAGGACGCCTGTGGTTGTAATCAAACATGGTGTTCTCGACACTCGTCCACTTGGCCGACCTATCTGGAGACTCCTGTAGGGTGTCTCGTGCTTCCGTCGTCTTACTGAGAATGCGCTCCTTGACTTGCGTACTGTACATCGCTACCATCCTATCTTGTAGAATTTGACTGGACGCCAGCCTTCGCCGTAAAGCGCAAGCATGAGTGACCAGAAGTAGTCGTCTTTCTTCCCAGCGAATCTGTAGAAGTTGCTGTTCGTCTTTGTTCTCTTGATACCGTGTATCTGATTGAGCAATTCGGAGTGATTCGGGAATGACACAAGGCCAGTCTGTAAATCTCCCTTGAACTTGGTTGCCCAGTTCTCTTTCTTGAGGTTCGTGAAGGAGATGCCCTCCACCATGACTCCGGTACCGAAGCCCTCGTTGGATGCTCTTTCGTAGAACATCTGACCGGGGCCAGTCGCATCTATCGAAACGCGCCCTGCTCCGGTATCCCTCACCAATCTTCCCAGTGTTTGAAACTGGTCGCTGTAATCCTCTCGTGTCGCGTAACAGAACAGGACTCGTTTCTTATCTAGGCCATCTTCGACATAGTGGTCAACGACCGTGAATACAGTGGAGTCAATCTCTTTAGCGAGGTCCACTCCGATGCTGATATCACCCTTCGGTTCGAACCCCTTCGGGTATACCTTCCATATCGGTAGGTCGTCATCCTTGCAGGAAAGTATCAGTTCCCAAGTGAAGTATGACTCAGCCTCGTCTACGAACATACATTCGTATTCTGTCTGGAATGTGATGATGTCATCCCGCAACCCGCTGTGCAGGATTTCCTTCAACTTCTCAGAGCCGAACGCATCGACCCTTGTCATAGTGTCCATCTCAGGGGCTAGGGAGCAAGCCTCTTCGACTGCCTCATAGTTTCCGCCCCTGACCATGAATCGTGATTCCCACCACGGCACCTTGTGATGCGACCACTTCGGCTCATTCCAAAGTTCATGGTACAGTCCTGACTCTCCGAATGGAGTAGAGATGACCGTGACCCTTCCCTCGCCTCGCGTGATAGCGGGCAATCCGGCTTGATACAGCCGTGGGAATTCCTTGATGAATGCAGCCTCGTCATAGTACATGTCCTTCTTTCCGCCACGGATGGCCGATGTACCCGGCTTAGACGTGATGGCAGACGTGTGTGGTGGCATGTGGAATGCTAAGACATCCTCAGCATTCTTGTATTTGATTGGCTTGAAGCCAAACTTATCGAACTCCGCTGGTATCGATGAGTACAGCATGTCAGCGATACGCAACTTATCCGCCGCCTCTTCCTGAGTCGTGGATACGATGTTGGCATTGTAGTTATTACGAGTACATGCTGCGTGGCATGTCTCCAGTGCGAGGATTGTCGAGAAGCCTAACTGCCTAGCCTTATTCGTTATCCGATACGACGACTTGTCGTTCAGGAACCTCACTTGGAATGGCTCTAATCTCAACTAAGTCCCGTCCAACTCCGTCAGCGTTTCCGCCCACAGTGCGGGGCTCTGGGTTAGTAACGAAGTCAATTCTTGCGGCGTTAATGCCGCGTCGTGCAAAGATTTCAAGGATTGGTTTCGTGTCAGTATTTGTTGCTTCGTCATTCTTCTCCAACTTGTCTACGAACTGCATCATCTGAATCATGACTTTCAGGCGTTCGTTTAGGTCTTTATCGAATGGCTGGACACCTGACTGTGGTTGACCACCAATCTCATCGGCTAGGTCTGGGTCGAATGTAGGATTGACCTGTACTGGCTTTGACTCTTGGATGAGTCGCATCCAGATGGGCGGTCCCATCAACTTGAGAAGTATCTTCGCTTCGCTGAGTGTCGAGATGTTCTTTCCGGTGCGTATCGCAGCCTTCATCTCATCATAGTATTCGGCAGGAAGCAAGTCGCGCACGACACCAAGGAATTCATTAGCGAGTTCCTTCGGTATCAATGCCTTCGGCAGATTCCTGCTACCCTTTGGCCTTCCCCTAGCCCTTTCTGAATGAGTACCTGAGAGTTTGCTCTTGTTGGCGACACTCTTTGGCCCGCCCTCTGTGGGTCGTGGGGCGGCGATGTCTCGTCCTAATTCTGGCATTTCCTCTCCCTGTGATGTTCAACGTCGGCAGTCAGACCCACCGACGTTCAGGAAGCATCAGCGATTGCGGCTGGTGCTTGTGTTAAATGGGCTCAAGGCCCGCTAGATATACGCAGAAGAATTACTGATATCTGCCTTTACTAAAATCGTTCCATCCATAAGCGTGTACACGTTGCCGCCAGACGTGGTGTACTGCACATCCCACAACAAAATCGCTGGTGCGTACATACCATTCGTATCGTTTGGAGACAGCGTGATGGTAAACAAGCCGCTGGGGCCGTTGGTCACGACGATGCCGTTTCCGTTATACTTCTGGAACACGGCATCTGAGTCAGGCTGTCTGCTGCTTGATTTTGCAGTGAAGAACAGCGTACCAGTAGAGATG